CCCGTATACAGTGTAGAAGTAAATAAATAAAACACATATGACAAACGCAACATTAATTAAGTACGCAGAGATTGTAAAGGCAGAGAAGGAGTTAGCAGAGAAGAAGGAAGTGCTAAAGGCGAAGATCGTCGAAGATTTTGGAAAGGATAAGATCGACAAGCTTGAGTGTGACTTCGGTACATTCACTATCTCATCGAAGCCTAAGTGGGAGTACTCAAAGAAAGTGAAGAAGCTTGAAAGTGACTTGAAGATTTTGAAGGTGACCGAGCAAGAGAATGAGACAGCGAAGAAGACAGATGGCGATAAGTATGTCGTGTTCACCGCTCCTAAAGACAAGTAATATGCTCGAAAATAACACACGACGGATCAGCAGGGAGGTAGTGAACATTTTGAACCAGTACGACGAAGTAGAAGTACGCAGCGACAGTTTTAATCCGATGGAGGTGGCAGAGGAACAAATTGAGAAGCGAACGGGCATATTCTTTATAAGCCTCATCGACACACAGAATGAGGGCAACATACAAAAGATTGCAGAAACGTTCAACATCTCGCTTCATGCCGCAGCAAAGACTTGGTACATAAAGCAAGTTGGACAGAAGCTCGAGGAGGAACAGGACAAGCTTAGAATTATTTACAACAAATTAAACAAAGAACACGATGAAGTTATTTAACGCAGCAACGTATATGGAACGCGAACGACAAGCAAAGCGCGAGCGTATCATCGATACAGCAATGATAGTGGCAGCCTACGCAGGTGGAGTAATCCTCTTTGTAGGCACAGTACTTATTAAAGTAACCCAATAACATGGACACAACAATCATATTAGTCGTGAGAGTAATTGCAGCGGTGTGTATGTCGATTTCAACTTGGTTTGCATTTGTCACGTTCCGTTCATCAAAAAAGTACAATAACCACCTAGCGTGGTATGAGATTTTCTGGCTTGTTGCCGCAAGCCTACTGTTTGTAGTTGGTATGGTTGGTTACTCACTAACCTACTAACATGGACGAACACTACGAAACGGCAACCTGGTGCAAGGTGGTATGGATACGTAATCCTAGCAGTGGTAATCATCTTCGGTATCGCCCTTGCAATCCAAGCTACAGAGCGCATAGACAACTTAAAAGTAACGCAGATAGCTTATAAATAATATGCACAAAATTAGCGATAAAATAATCAGCTTCATTCCAGAAGCAGAAATCGAACCTGAAGCATTGCAGCAAATCAAGAATACCGCGTCAGTACCATTTCTTTTCAAGCATGTAGCTGTCATGCCAGATACCCACTTTGGGAAAGGCTCTACCGTCGGTACGGTGTTACCAACTAAGGGGGCAATCATTCCAGCAGCAGTCGGTGTTGATATTGGGTGCGGTATGATTGCGGTTAAGACAAACCTAAAGAAGGAGCAGCTAGGAGACCTTGCAAAGCTTCGTCACTCAATTGAGCGCAGTATTCCAATGTCTGCTGGTGTGTTCAACAAAAACATAACAGAAAGTGCTGCTCGGAGGATCAAGGAGTTAGAGAACCTTGCACATGAAGATTTAATGTTGAATGAATTGGACGAATTGTCACCTAACTGGCGCTACCAATTAGGAACACTTGGTGGCGGTAACCATTTCATTGAAATATGTCTCGATGAGACCGATACGGTATGGGTAACGCTTCATTCTGGCTCACGCGGTATTGGAAACAAAATTGGCACACACTACATTTCTATTGCTCAAGAATTTTGCAAGCAAAACTTTATTCAGTTACCTGACCCCGATTTAGCGTACCTCGTATTAGGTACTGGTGAATGTGCTCATTATCTTGAAAAGATGGAGTGGGCACAGCACTTTGCTTTGCTTAATCGTGAGGAGATGATGGACAGGGTTTTGAAGGACGTTTCATTTGCTGTATACGGTGAAGATGGCCATCAGAAGGATTTTGAAATAGAGCGTATCAATAGTCACCATAACTTCACACAACAAGAACACCACATGGGGCATGACGCATGGATTACCCGCAAAGGCGCTGTGAAGGCCGACATTGGCGACCGCGCCATGATACCCGGATCTATGGGCACGCGCTCGTATATCGTCACAGGATTAGGTAACAAGGCGTCATTTAATTCAGCGCCTCATGGTGCAGGAAGAAGACTATCGCGCGCTAAGGCTCGCCAGCAATTCACTATGGAAGATTTCGACAAGTCTATGGTAGGTATCGAACACCGTCGAACGGACATCTTACTCGATGAGATACCCGGAGCTTACAAGGATATTGACCATGTGATGGAGAACGCAAAGGAGCTTGTGAAGATTGACGCTATTCTTCGACAGATATTAAACGTTAAGGGAGACTAACATGCCCACTATCGCACAAGGTGTATACGAGGACTGGGTACAGCCAGAACTTAAACGCCAAAAGGAGTTAAAACGCCAAGTAGAAATCGACGAAGCCCCTATGGACATAGGACAAACACGATACGAGACATTCCCTTACACACCGAGAGATGATAGGAGGGTAAAGCCAGCAAGCATTTGGGCACTTATTAGTCAGTTTAGTATATAAAATATGGAACCACAACAAATAAGCGAACTAATCGAAGCCTGTTTCTACTTAGGAATGTTCATAGCTTTTCTCGTTTGGTTTTATAAATTTACTAAAGAATAACAATGACCACAACAATCAATCAAATCGTCAAAGAGGTGCTAGACCAGATGGAGGGACAAACAATCAGTGACCGCAAGCAGTTCAGAGAGGTTCTTGAGGGCGAGCTTACAAGAAGATTAAATCTTTTCATCAGTGTGAATCAATTCATGGCGTATGTGAAGGCGAAGGCGAAGGAGGAGGCAAGTCATGTGTGTGTTTATCCACAGGGATACACTACCAATGACAGATGCATAGTGTGTGGAATTCCAAAAAACTAACATGCGAAATAGGTACAAGGGTAAATGCACTTTATGTGGAAAAGATGTACTGCCTAGGCAGGGAAGATGGAGAATGGTTCCGAAGCAAACACAGAATTTCCTCGGTCTCAGGTGCTCGAATTGTTCCACAACAACTAGAAAAAACCTAAAGAAAATAAATGCCAAACAACATACAAAAAGTTATTGAGGAGGGGGTGAAACTTGGAGATGATTTTTCTGAGTTTATGTCGGAAGGTTATGGCGGTGGTATAGATGGCCTAAGATGTTCGACATGTGACCATAAGTATAGAGGAGAAGCACAGCCAGGCCAGTTATGTCCACAGTGCAAAGCAGCTAAAATTATCCGCACCACCATCTCCAACGTCCTCCAAGCTATAGAGGAGGAGGTGTGGAAAAAGATGCGGCCAGTACTAACACTACCACTTAGGAATAATATGGTAGGACAGATTATTTCAACAAATAAAGAGTTTAATTTGCCTATTTTAGAAATCGTCGACTTATTAAAATCGGCTAGGGATAGTGTGAAATAAATATGTCAATACTAAATTACACAACAAAAATTGATGCGGATAAGACAGCAGGAGAGATAAGCAAAATGCTTTCCCTTGCTGGGGCGAGTGCCGTAATGACTGAATACGACAAAGATGGAGGACACGTGTCATCTCTTAGTTTCAAGATGAATGTGAACGGCACAAACATTGCTTTCAAACTACCCTGCGACTGGAATCCAATACTGCGAATACTTGAAAATGACACAAAAATACCCCGACGCTGTGTCACTAGGGAACAAGCGGTCAGAGTAGCATGGCGAATTGTAAAGGACTGGGTAGAGGCACAGTTGGCGCTTATACAAACACAGATGGCCAGCACCGCGGAAGTATTTTTGCCGTATGCTATCACGGGAAATGGACAGACTTTGTACAAGACGATAAGCGAAAATCCTAAATATTTACTTGGAAACTAACATGAAAACAATCACAATCAAAGTTAACGACGGAACAACAGAGGAGAAGGTGGTTAGTCTCTTGAAGGAGCACGCACCAGAGATGCTGGAGGAGGAGTTTAGTATGTTGGGGTATTTAAGGGCTATAAATAGCGCTGTACTTTCTACTTGTTATTTTTCAATTACCTCTTGTAACCTAAAACGCGTATCCGCCCTCCTCAAAATATGGGAGTGGAAGGAGAAGAACGACGGAGCGTTTGGGTGGGGGGAGGTATCAAGTAATAGCACTGTAAGATATTGTGTTTCATACGACCTCACTAAAAAACAATTTTTTTGGAGCGACTGTTGGCGTGATGAAGTGCAAGTTACTGAGCTCCCATACTTCTCTACAGAATCAATCGCCAACCGCGCCCTCAAAGAGCTCGAAGCAGAATACAAGGTGGTGTTTAATGTGAAGTAGGTATGCCAATAACAATGATGATGATGGCGCATGGGAGTGGGTTAGGCGGTAGCGGCGGAGGCGGTGTATTGGGGATTATATTGAATGTGTTATTAATCGTCGCTGTTGCACTAGCCGCTTATGGTTTGCATGGAACATTAAAAGATAACTAATCAATTATGCCATTTATAAAATTTATAAAAACAGAACAACAGTGCATGTCTCGTGAGCATATGCCACCACAAGGAATGGTACTTCGTCCAGGAGTCCACACATGGCAATGCCCAGATTGTCTGGAGGAAACAGTGTTCGAGGCCGATTATTTAACTTGCTCAATAGTTAAGCCACAAAATGTCAAAGGGACACGTAATAATTAACAAATAAATTATGGAACAAAGAGAAAGTGTATACACCATAGCATCTACGTCATTTGTTGGGACGACTACCACTAGGCATGTAACTCACTGTACTGAAAAAGCGGATATTTGTGTTAGAGACTTACCGAGCGCCCCTGAGTTTTTTAGAGAGCAGATAGGCTCATTACTATTCGGCCCAGTGATACTTATTCTTGTGGTTGGTGTAGTTATATTAAGCTTAATCGAAAATAAACAATAATTATGGAACAAACAATAAAGTGGGTGAAGGGGGGTAAACCAGAGAAGGAGGGGTGGTACTTGGTGTGGGGAAAGCGAAGGGATTTGAATGGTGATTTGTATACAGAAATTGTCGTTGGTCGTTTTAGTTTTGCTGAGGGTTTTGATACTTATATGCCCATCATTAAATACTACGCAGAAATTATTGGCCCTAATGGAGAGAAGTATGAATAAACAAAACTAACATGAAAACAACAATATTTTTTATTTTAGCGCTGTCAATATGCTTAGTTACGGTCAGTGTAAATTCTTTGGTTACTAATTACGCAGTACGTGAGCACAGCAAAATGATTAAGGAGCTCACCACCCGCATAGACCACCTCTACACAGAACAAGGGCAGAGGGAGATGAAGTGTGCTGCGAAGAGTGGGGAGTGGAAAACATGGTATTACACTCGCAAGGAGTTACCCACTGATGATAATGATAGTGATTACGAGAGAACTGGCTGCTACTCTACCAAGGCAGAGCAGGTTAAGATAGAAATATAAACAAATATGCAAAAAATAATAGTCAGGTGCACGTTTGAGATCCCGGTAGAAGTGCCCGATGAGTCGGAAGTCCCGGGTTACGATGAATGTTTTGACATCGAAGATAACCACTGCCCGGGCACAGGTATAGTCGGAGCAGCCTTTGACAAGATTTACGAAGAAACGACAAAGGAAGGTTTCTGTTGGGCGTGTAAGCTCAAGGGTAAGTGTGAAATCTTATAAGATAGTGTGTTATAATATCCCCATGTTCAAATGGTTCGACTCGATATTCAGTAAGGTAGAAACAAACTATGGTGTTTTGCCTGAGCCTATCGGTGTCGAAGAAAAGACCATTCCTTTTGAGGAGATTGTCGGTAAAGCTGAAGATCCTATCTGGAAAGAGAAACTTGAAAACGAGTTACGGTCATTCCCCACAACATACCAAGGTACAACTGCAAGCTGTGTGGCACATTCCATTTGTCTAGCGGCAGGGATAGACTATCAAAATAAATACGGATCATTCGTTAAGTTCGCGCCTCTCTTTAATTACTATTTCCGATCGAATAAAAACTATGAAAACGGGGAGGGCATGATCGTTAGTAACGCTTACAATATCGTCCGCGATAAGGGTTTCATCCCGTACGATCTCCTACCATCGTCAGGGTTTACAGAGTCACAGGCAAATCAAGTGAAGATACAGCCGTGGTTTCTTGAGATAGGCAACATCTTTAGACTAGGTAAAGAGGGGCAACAGGTCCGAATCAATGTGCCGAAGGACTTTGATACCATTGCCTCTATCATACAGAAGACGAAGAAGGGTGTGACTGTCCTCTTAAAAATTGGTGAGGGCGAATGGCAAGGAGCAACAACACCGAGACTCATGACGAATGACCCTGAGTATGGACATGAGGTTGTCATCATTGATTTTTATACAAAGAACGGCAAGAAGTTCCTCCGTATTCAGGACTCAGCCGACAAGGCATTTCCTTTCAAGGACATTTCCGAGGAGTACTTCAAAGAGCGAGCGATACAAGTTGAATACGGTATGACATTCCGTTTCGCGATCATACCGGGAAAGCCAGTGTTTGATGGCTCAATAAGAAAGTATCAGGAGATACTCCGTTATGAGGGACTATTCCCAATAAACATAGACTTCATTGAGAATTGGGGACCTGTTACACAGACGGCATCAAATAAGTTTACCGACAAATACGGGCTACCGAGACAGTCAAAGTTATCATTAGACCTCGTAAAATACCTTTTACAAAATTATAATCAATAATGAGTAAGTTCATTTTAATAAACAAATACGCACGTATACATCGGGTCCATAATTGGAGAGTTAGACAGTATGCAATACGATTACAATACCGTAAATTCTTTAGGATGATAACGAGCAAAACAAAATATCGCCTACCAAAAGGAAAGAAGAGGGTGAAGTTTCTCCATGTTCGAGATGATTTTGTACTACCGGGACGTGAGAGAAATCCTTATCCTAACCCAGGTGATCCTCAATGGGCACACACTGTATTTCTACCTGGAGGCATTAAGAAAGTACTCGAACCTCACGAATATAAAAGTAGTTTGTACAGAAAGTAGTCTATAATTATAGAGGAAAAATTGTCTCTCTTTTACTCGACAAAATTGTAGGGGTGCTCCCTACTAAGGTTACTTAGGCAGGAGCACTTTCTTCTCCATAGGGAAGAATTGATTTACTTATATAATTTTGTTGGGTGATAGGGAGATATAACATGCTCTCTTACTTATGGCACACCTCATCATCGCCGAAGAAAACCCCATCATGGATTGACCTATGAAGGCAAAACCACTACCCCACTGCCACACCGTACAAACTCGTCGGTATGAGCCCAAGTGTACGAACTGTTCAAACGGTTTGACACAGGCCGTCACAATGCATGGCTACCCATTCTGCGGCACTGTATGTGCCACACGCTGGGTACGTCGTCGCCAGTCACCTCACTGGGCAATTGCCTAGTATACCGACATCGTTTGCGTTTGCAGGCGGTGTCGTTATTGTTTTATATAGAAACCTCTTTGGTCGGAGCGAGCAAGAACATGCAATCTATCCGCAAGGTAATTTATTCGTACAGCCACTGTTCTACGGTCTACAATAAATTTATATGTATTGGTAATGTGTCTAACGACATCGTCTACGTTTCTCGGCCCCTTAGCTGAATCAAAGTACTCTACTATTGCTTTTTTAATATCAAAACCTTCTGGAGCTGCATTTGGCATATCAGTTCCATCTACAATACGAAGCATTGCTTGCAGTTTTTCTAGCTCGCTTTGTTTTTCAGTCAATTCTTTCTGGAGATGAAAAATTCTTTTTAGAATGTCCTCGACGTTGTTTTTACTCATGTCTACATTTTACCTCCCAATGAATCGTTTGCAACGCTACTTGTCCCCACCACTCCGCTTGCCTTGTGCAGGCGGTTTGCTCTATATGTGATATAATATATTTATATAAATAATCAATTAAAAAAATGGGTGATACTACTCTTGATAATCAAGTCAATTCACAGGCGATACCACAACAAGAATACTTTTTGAACAGCTTTTTGCCAAACGGGCAAAAACAGCAAGTATTCTTTTACGAAACTAATAAAGACGGCTCGGTGCTAATTGAAGGTACGACGCTAGAAGAAATGCTCCGCGTTTGTATCGAACGCGCAAATTTGTTAAATAGTCGTTTTTCATCTCGCGAAAGTGCTCTTGCAATCACAAAGATGCAGGAGGCACTTATGTGGTTTAATGAACGAACAAGAGTGCGAAAGGAGCGTGGCGTTCTTGGTCAACATGTAGTATAATAGAAACATCTTAATCTCTTGTAGATTGAGGGTTTAGATGTGCACGAAAGACCTTCCCTCACGGGTTGGTCTTTTTTGCGTATGGGGTATAATTAGGGTATGCAGAAAAAGGAAAGCTATTGGAACTATAGGGTGATAAAAATGGCAGATAAAAAATTGAAAGGTCTACCGCAATCATATTCCTACGGTATCTATGAAGTGTATTACGATAAAGGTGAAGCAACATCGTGGTCAAAAGACCCAATGTGGGCGATAGGGGAGACATGGAAGGAACTTCTTGAAGACTACCATTTAATGTTTAAGGCTTTTACACATTCAACACTCGAACTCAAAGGGAATAAATTAGTAGAAATTGGTAGATTCAAATGAAGAAAGCTACTAAACAAAATAAAGTAGTTGTGCTACAATACACAAGCACGCGTAAGAGGTCGTCACAAAAGCCAGCTAAAAAAGCTGGTTTTTGCATTGTGTGGTATAATACTGTCATTAGTAGCTTTTATTATTTTGTATGCAAGACATCATCGATCAGTTTCTTACAAGCTCTGAAGACTCTGCGAAGCTCTCTGCCCGCTTCACTGGACTTCTTATCGCTTCATCTAGTTTTATCGTGTATCTCGCAGGTGTAAATGGCATCAGCATCACAACAGATCAGATTCAGGCCGTTGCCGGACAACTCGGTGTGATCGCCGGGGTAATGTGGTCAATCTTCGGCTTTCTCCGTTACTTCGCCAATTTACTTGGTAACAAGTATCTTTGGAATAAGTAGTCTACTTATTCACAACTAATGCGATAAGAGCTCCTGCAACAGCGAGGAGTACTACTCCTACGCCTCCGTATACGATGGTCTTTACAGGCCAGAACTGATCATTTGTTACAGCTTTTTCGATATCAGCGTCGAGCGACTTTATACGTTCGGAATTTTCATAGTTTGTCTTCTCTTGAGCGGCAACTTTGCCGTTTAGCTTTTCAAAGTTTAGATCGGTCCTTATAGAGTGCTCTTTAACGACGACGATATCACTTTCAATTTTAGTGAGTGCCTTTGATATGGTACTGAAAAGGTCGCTGTGTTCCTTAGACTTGCCCTCGATAGCGAGCCAGAGCATGTCGAACACTTTTTCGTATTGCTCGTGAGACATACCGGCGCAGACATCTTTTGCTTGAAATTCCTGCTTCATTGTTTTAACCCTTAGCTTGTCCGTGCACTGGCCATTCGACAGGTTCGTACGTCTTTGGTCCCTGTGGCTTCTCTTCAATAGGAGGCACGCTCGTGCTATTCCAATAGATAAACGCCAACACGACTAACGCTACGATGGCTCCTACAAATATGAGATCATTTCTTTTCATATGATTAAAATTATTATACCACACTATTCTGATAAACGCTTTTTAAGCAACTGATACACCCGATACTCCTCGTCAGAAAACGCTTCGACAATAGCTTTCGCTTCGTCCGTTTTCCCGGACTTCACGAGGTCCTGCACTTTCTTATATGTGGGGACCATCTCATTCATCTTTTTGGTAGTGTCCTTTGTCTTTTCGATCTGTTTGAAGGTCTTGTATGTTTCGTAGTCTTTATCCGATAGACTATCGACAATGGCCTTTGCTTCGTCCATCTTGCCCTGCTTAATGAGCTCCTGCACCTTGTTGTAGGTAGGGCGGAAGTCACTAGCCGTTTGCTTCTTTTTATCCGCAGCTTCTTTGATCAATGGATCAGTTTCTTGCTTTTGTATGAGGTTTGTCTTTCCGAGTAATGCCGCTTTCACGAGATTTCCTGTAGTCTTCTCGACTTTGCCGTCTTCATACGCCGATAATCCCCTATAGGTCTTCTGAATTTGAGCGCCAGCGGGGGCGTAAGTAACCGCAGAATTAAGCACGTCACTCGCTTTTTTCTCCATATCTCGAGGCTTACCAAAGGCGTCAGGTGTACCAATGATAGCCTTCACTATTTCGAGTGGGAACCTAAACGATGGTGGAGTACCGAATTTTGAGAAGTATGAAAGCGGTATAAAGTCCTGTGCCTTTATGTTGAATGCGTTGCCGACTGTAGCAACAATAAGGGTGCTCGCAAGTGCATATCGAATGAGCCCTGCCCATTCTTTATTCGTGCCCATCTCTTTGAGAAACTCAAGCTGCTTGACTGAGAATGTGCCGAACTGAGTGAGTGTCTTTGCGACGTCGCTCTGTAGGCCTACTGGAGTATCAATTGATCCGAATTGAAACTGTGTGTCGCGCACTACCTTCTTCGCATACTGGATTGCCTCGAGCTCGCTCTTTCCTTCAGCGATAGCCTTTGCTTTCGCTCCAAAATACGCAGCACCGCGGTTTATCTTTTCCGCAGTTTCAAACATGTAGAATAGACCTTTGTCTATCCTCTCAAGGTTCTTGTTCAGGGCCGTTACTGTCTTATCTTGAATAATGTCTTGCTTCAAAATACCGCTGTCAATAAGCTCTTTATTATTCCATTCTGTGAGCAACTTTGTATATCCAATAGCCGTATACTTCTCTCCCAATTTAGAGTATGTGTTTACCCCTTGAGTAAGGTTAAGAAGTGCCGTGCCGAAGTTAAGGCCAAAAGCACCTCGTGATGTCATCTGCCGGAGTGTCTTTGTAATTGTCGCCGTAGGTCGTTGTCCTAGCTTGTAGCTAATGACCTGCTTGATACCGTTATCCAATAAATTATCCACCTCTGTAGGGCGCATGTTTACTCTGTCAGCGTATTCCTTAACGTAATTGAATTGGCTCTGTTCGAGATTCTTAGAAGCTTCTTTGAGTGCTGCAAGAGCCGGGTCCATATTAGACTTGCGCACTGCTCGTTTCGCATAGGCTTGTACTGCTCGGAAAGTGTCCTCAACATAGCCTTTTGCACCAAGGCGTTTCTCGAGGAATGGATCGTACACCTGCCCCGGGATCTTTTCTTGGATAATCTTTGCAAGGTCTTCGTCAAACTCCTTTTTTATGAAGTCTTCTTCAAAGATGTGAGTAATGTAATTTGAGAGGCGCGCATCGTCTGGGAGCCCAAGACGCTCTGCCCAGTCAGAAAGGTACTCTTTGATTTCGCCAGCAATCTTTGCCTCCACCTTTGTGAGCGGATCCTTTGCAAAGTCTAGTTGACCATCGAGGAATTTGAATATCTTTTTGTTTCCCTCTGGCGTAACCTGCTCTTTCCATTCCTTGATCAAATCAATATGTGCTGGAAGCTCTGTTATATACGATTCGTACGAATGTCGAACTAAGTCAGCTTCTTTCTTAAGGCCGATTTTCTCGAGTACTCTGTCCGGTGTCTTTAAAAAACGATCGAACAAATTAACCTTCTCCTTAACAGACGTTGCCTTTGTTGCTATAATTTCAGGTAATGATTTCACATCGTCTGATTTACTTGCAAGTTGATCTGCTAAAGATTGGAATAGCGCTGTTTCTTGGTCTATTGGCGGTACGTCTTTATAAGTATTTTCGATTACCTTACTACGCTGATCCACAATTGCCTTTTTTTCTTCTGTTTGTTTTGTTCGTAATTCTTTCTGCGTGGTACGAGCCGATGCGGTAGCCTCTTTCTTGGCGCTCTTAATAACCTCAGACTGCTTTTTTAGAGTAGCCAATTCCTTCTTACCTGTTTCTGTAGGCTTCTTCTCATAGACTTTTTCCTTAGTAGCAATCTGCTTCTCGAGCTTCTGGGCAGGCTCTAACAGCTTGCCTGTAGCCTCAAATTCATACTGCCTTTCAAACTGATCTGTAGCCTTTTGCATCTCGTCGTAGAGTCTCCCGAGGCGAGCAGTCTTTGGACGAATACCCTTTTCATAGTATGGCAATACCTTGTCGAAAAGCTCGCGTGACCTTAGATCTTCAGAAATAAAGTCAGGGAAACTAGATCGAATTGCCGTGACGTCGCTACCTCCGCCTTTCTCTTGCGCTGTGAATACACGTGATCCTTTTTCTGCTGTCTCGAAACGCATAGAGACCTCTGTCATTGCAAGGTCGCGCGCCGGACTTTGTTTTATGATCTTCGTAGGTGCGCTTTCTATCCTAGGTGCTTTAGTATCAAAACCTTCGAGAATACTCTTAATGTTTCGTGGACTACTTAGCTTCGCGATAACAGGTGCTACCTTGTCAATTTCACCTTGTGGGTAATTGAAGTCATCTTTGAGTATTCTCTTAACTTCGGCGACGTCTTTTGTTGCTACTAGTTTGTTGATGTCTGCTTCTGCTGTAGCCCCTTTATCTTTATTCGCCTTCTCCCATATATCGGTTAGTTGGGATTTTGAAATTGGTTTTACAAACTCTGTCCCCTTCGGGGCAATAACTGGTATTTCTTTAATTCCTAACTCTTTATAAATAGCTAGCCTATGGTGTCCGTCTAGAACCTCGCCATACTCATTTATAACTAAAGGTGTTATTACGCCTGATTTTACTTCACGTGAAACCTGTCTTGCTCTTTCGCTAGATAAATTTACATTTTCTGTTTTAACTAAATCACTTACATATACAGTGCCTCTGCTAACATTTTTAATTCCACCAATATCGTTTATTGCTTCTTTTACTGTCCCTCGAGCAATATACTTATCTTTGATTGTTTTGTAATTATTAAACTCATATAGCGGTTCTGACTTTGCCTTCACAAACTCCTCAGCGCTCTTGTACTTTGTTGCCTCCTGTTCTAGAGAACCTTTCTGCTCGGGTACGCCTTTATCTTTAACTGATGCTTCATTACTTTTCTTATAAATACCGATAAGCTCGTCTTTGGTTTTTACATTCTTTGCATCGAATATAGCATAGTGTGTTGCGGGTTGATCGTAATGACCAACAGCGTCGTTTAGGTTAATGAATTTTACACCGTCTTTTTTCATTGACCGTGCTTTGTTTAATTGCTTCTGTAGCCATGAGTCTATATCGAGATCGACACTTGTATCTTTAGTTATTTCTTGAGCTAGTTCATGAGGGGACTTACCTTTAGCGTCTACCGTCAAAAAATCTCCCTTGATAATGGCGTCTTTGACATTCGCATTTTCTAAGCGTCTCTGGTACCTAGCGTCGTAAGTGTCTAGTTCTTCAATTTTTTGTTCCAGCGCATATACCTTTTCCCAGTCTAAATTATTATTAGTTCTCTTTGCTTTATCTTCAAGTATCTTGTGTTCTCTCAGTAGCTTATTTGTTGGGCCGCTCTCAGATGCATAAACAGAATAAGCTTTAGCAGTGACAGGATCTTCTGTAAACCAAATGGCTCCTTTAGCACTTTGTGCTCCAGTGATGGATCCCTTCATGTCATCTTTGAATGTATCAAACTTATCGGCCGTCCCATGATACACAGGCGTTCCTTGCGCCTTCACAAACTCCTCCGCGCTCTTGTACTTAGTTGCTTCCTGTTCAAGCTTTTCTTTCTCAAAAGGATTCCTAATATACCCACCCTCCTTACCCGGTATCTTTGATATTTTTACTGCTTCCTTTTTGAGTACTTCACCGACATTGCGAGTGATTTCTTTAACACGTGGAATAGCACGAGGGGCAGCTTCGCCTAAGACAAGACCGTTAATAAGGGTCGCAATTTCAGTTAGTGCAGGCTCGATCTTCTGCTTAGTCTCGTCACTAAATGGGAGGACCTTGAGTACCTGCTTTACTTCTTCCTTAGAACCTTCGGCAACTTTTTCAAATAGGAAACTAATGCCTTGCGCTGCACCTTTGCCTGCGCTTGGAATAGCAATGGTTTCGCCGTTCTTCATACGGATCACTTGATCCGGCGCGTTCTTTGCCTGCTCAAGAATAGAGCTAACCGGAGAGAAACCAATGTTCGCTGCGCCTGCTGCTACATTCAATAGACCGCTCACTCGATCTGCTACACCTTTTTCTGAAGACTTAAATAACTCGACAATTCTATCAGCTTCGTCGTCAATTGCAGCCTTAGTGTCCTTGTACATGTTATACACGACATTACCAACAGCGCCTCCGGGTATCTTCTTCTCAGGAGTATTTCTTATTTCTTCAGTCGATTCTTTCTTCTGGCTAGGGTTAATTACCTGCTTATTCAAAGGTACTTTTGTGCCCTTAGTAGGTGCTTCTTTCATGAAGCCTCCTGTCTTATCAAAAAATAGTTTTGCCGTTGTACCACTTATCGCATTGCTGATAGCGTTTAGGTAGTTTCCGGTTATAGAGTCTTCTGGAAGTTTGTCGCCAGTCCATGGGTCTTGCATCTTCTTCGCACGTGCCATCTGTACCTGCGCATCAAACAGGCTCAATTCGCCTTTAATAACCTTTTCTTGATACGCACGTTCAAGTTTCCCATATGATTGGTTTTCCTCTTTAGGAATGTTCTTGAGGTTCTGGGTATCATTCGAGCCGGATAACGCTAGGGCAATCCTGTGATCAAGCTCATCTGAATAGTCACCTCCCATTTGTTTTTTGAGCTCCGCGCGGTTCTCTACTGCACGAGGGTTATAGAAGTCATCACGTGTTACGGGCTTTGCCGCGCGTGGGTCGAAAGGCGTCGCAACACGAGTTCTATCAGTAGTAGTCGAAGTGTCTCCTACATTTCGATACGCGAAAAATGGACGGCCTGACGCGTCAAATTCATCTGAGAAGCCATATGAGCCTGTGTTATCAACTGCGGCAAAGTACTTCTGAGTAGTCACTGGGGCCGGTGCTGGCGCTTTTAGACCTAAGAATGGGTTAGTCTGTACTGTAGGTTCTACTTTTTGGGGTGCAGAAAATGGATTTGCGGAAGTAGGCTGTGCCAACTTTAGAAATGGGTTTTGCTGATCCATAATGATTTATTATAACTCTCTACCAGTACCTTTCTTTGGGGGATTTATATAGTTGACTGTCTTATCGAAAAGCGCTGTATCAATACCCGCCTGTTTCATCATTGCCTTCACTTCGTCCGGTGTCTTTGTCTTTAGTTGTTCGACAATAGTTTGAGCAACATCTTGAGGTACTCCAGCTATCTGAAGCTTTATGGTGTCCTTGCCCGTGAGCTTATAGTCTTTGACGGCCTTTAGCTCCGGGTGTGCCTTGTAATACTCATCAACTGCCTGCTTACGTCGCTGTAGGTCGATCTTTTCCTGCGCTTGGAATTCATCGACGGCATTGTTCCTTTCCTTTTCTGTAAGCTCTGCTGACCTCATGTACTCGTTAAACTTCTGTTTCTTCTCATCAAGCGTTAGACGATCTGACTTTATATCAGCATTGAACGTGTCATTTGCGACCTTACGATTGTATTCATTGAGTTTAAGATTGTAGTCTGTGACACTTTTCTGTAGGGTGTCAAGCTCCTTTCGCTTGTCGTAAAGGGCGGTAGTCAAATCTTTATATGCGGTTTCAACGAGCTTCAGGTTATTAGACTGAAATGCAGAACGAAGTTTTGAGACTGCGGCAGTAGCCTTTGCGTCGAGGTCCTGAATCTTTTTAATACCAGTGTCCACTGCGTTCTTAATAACCCCTTCTGCCATGACAGGGGAATACTTATTAAGTCCCATACGAATAGTGTATTGTGTCGTGCCTCCTTCAAAGTTTCGATTAGCAGTCATCTGCTTCTCTTTGAGTACGTCGAATTGTGCCTGCACATCGTTAAGCTGTGCCTGCTGATCTGGAGAAAGTGGGAAAGTGCCGTTTCGGAGATTGTTCAAGTCTGCTTTATGCTGATTGATTTCTGCATCGAGCTGTGCGTTGACTGCTGTACGCTGTTTATCAATCTCTGAAAGTTGACTCGAAAGCTGTGATCCTGTTGTGTCGGTCTTGGTTGTGTTCTGAACAGGCTGTCCAGTTGCCGCGTCTACAATGGCGCCTGTAGCAAGGTCTACAATACCGCCTGGAGTTTTACCGTAAAACTTTCCACCAGAGAAAGATGGATCTGTCTTTATGCGTGTAAGTTCATCACTCGCTGTCGCTGGAAACATAGGCTGACTTCCGTTTTGCGCTTCGAGTGTAGGGGTTACAGAATTGTTACCTCTATTCACTGACTGAATTGAAATGTCTCTATCAAGTTGATTTAGAATGTTTGCTTTGTTTTCATACGACTTAATAGCTGGCGCAGCAGTAATAACCGGATAGGTTTGAGCTTTTGTTGGCGCTGGTGTACTCAAATAGGAGAGTGAAGACGAGTACGGAGCGGCTATACTCTGATTGTTGTTTACAGCCTTGTCCATAAATTTAGAGGAAATACGTGTTAGCTGCTACATAAGAAATACCACTACCGCCGCCGCCGCCTGATCCGCCTTGTGTAGACGCACCACCAGCGACTGTCCCGCCGGCTCCGCCTACGGTTCCGCCCGGTGCTCCAGCGCCGCCACCGCCACCGCCTGCACCGAGTAGCGTACCGACACGGCCAGTGCCTCCGTCACCAGTGCCCGTCGCACCATTTCCACCGGCTCCTCCTGTTGGTGGTGTAACACCGTCGCCTTGTCCCCCCGGTCCGCCATTTCCACCGGCGACTGTGATTGTTCCGCTGTTAGCTGTGAGAGTTGCGTAGAGAGCTACGAATGTACCGCCGCCGCCGCCGCCGCCGCCGCCACCACCCTTAGTGTTTGTGTTACCGCCTGTTGCGCCGACTGAACCACCTACTGAAATACCGCCAGCGGTTGTGAAGTTCCATGCGCCGCCACATTCAATATAAATTGCTCCACCGCCTCGTCCACCGGCTCCTCCTGCGTCAACTGTTGCGAGTGTGTCGCCGCCTTTTCCGCCGCCGCCTCCTACAAATAATGGGATAGTACGTCCTGCAACTGCCGATCCAAGTGGTACGATAGGTGAGATACCTGTAGCGCCAAGAGCTCCAGCGGTTGCGCTACCGTTTGATGCCGTTAATCCTTGAGGTAGTCTAACCCCGACATTAGCCCAGCCGTCGTTTTGTGATGCAGCACCGATACCTGAGCCTACGATCATAGGGGCAGTTGATGAGGTCAAAGTCACGTTTCCTTGTGAGCGAAGGACAACAACTGATCCATTTGTATTTGGGTTAGAGAATGCAAGAGAGCCTGTACCTGTAATAGAGATTGATGTGTAATTCTTTTCAACATATGCGGCATTCGCGAGGTCTATTGTTGTAACACCAGAGGAGATAGTGAGAGCGCCATCTGCTCCTGTGCCTCCGAATTTGAGTGCTGTAGAGCTAATAGGAGCTACGCCAACAGGATTAAGAAGCTGCATGAATGTACCGTCATACATGAGCTGGAATGCTTGACCTGAAAGAATGTCATTTGCAACGAGATCTGTAGTCGCACCTAACTTCTTGATGGTCTTAGCACCAAGGCCGTTGATATTGATTGTCGCTGCACCAGTGTTCGCGAAATTTGAAATGAGATAGAAAACTTGGCCCGTCTTATACGCTGAAATTGCAAGAGGAAGTGTTGCTACATATGCGTTAGCAGCGCCTGTTGTCGTTACGTATATCTTCGCATTGTCCACTGTTAAAGTTTCAGTGTCATTCTGTGACTTTGTATCGAGCAAGATTGTCGTCGTTGAGCCATTTGGTACACGGCCGACGAGACGGATATTTGCACCTTTAGTTGTTGAGATTGCACCACTCGTTGAAAGGTAATAGGTACTTCCGGCAGTAAGCGCTGTTTGATTTGAATCTAGCCCGTCGAGAAGGACGTTTACCGCGGCGTTTGTTGCAACTGTAGATTGTGCAATACCGAGGGTTACTCCGATAGACTTCGATGCTGTTGCAGAATCTGCCTTATACCATTTGCCGTCTGAGCTCAAGAGGTACACGACGTTACCTGCGGTCAAGTTTTCACCCGCTACACCCGCATAAAGCAATTGGTTAGTTGTCGCTACGCCGCCGGCTACCGCATCAACATATGCCTTTGTAGCAAGTTCCGCTGCAACAGTCGGTGTTGTTATGCCTGATTTCTGTGGAAACGTAGTGAATGTATTTAGTCCAGTGAATGTATTGGCGTTTTCACGTACAGGAAACTTATCATAGAAACCAGCGGTGTTAGAAAGGACAAACACCACGCCGCCCGGGTGACTTTTCGCGATATTGGCAGTTGCTGTGTAGGGTGTCTTAAAGATTACAGTAGAAACACCTGTGAGAGTCGCTGTACCATTGGCATTTTGTGTGATGCCCGTGAATGATATTTGTTCCTCGCGGTTAGAGCTTCCCGGTTCGATAGTACCGTAACCGACAGATCCAAGGTCCGCCATTGTGATCGCTGTTCCGTTTATATCGGTGAGAGACGACAACAGAAGTGTTCCGTCACCAATTGATGCACCGGCTCCGCCGAGTGTAAAGTTTTGGGTTTGTATAGGGTAGAAAGACATATTATTTGTAAAAAATTATACCATACTAATCACGTTGCTGCACAGGTTCGTTCGATGAGAGGCTTGAGTTTCCGCCGAACGCAAGTATCTCCCAGCGTTGCCCAATTCCGATCGAACTAAAGGATGGCTGATACTCAAAATAGTCCGTTTTAGGGAATGTAGGAATCCATCGAAACTTCGGAGGCGTACCTTCTGAGTCTGTAAACGCATCGAGCCCGCTCAATGCTCTCTTACCAAGGCTCGTTTTACCGAGAGAAGCGTCACCGAAGTTTAGACATACGAATTGTTCATCATTACCGGACATTCTGTATGAAGTGATGGTCGCACATCCATCGGTATTGTATTTTAGCCCGAGTGTTAGAGTCGTTTGAGAATCAATATACCCTTCGACAAAGAATGCATTCTGGCTCTTTAGAAGATTGCGCACACCACTATTCATGTACGAGAAAGTAGCATTAGCCTCGATTGACTTGCCATTGTCCGTGTAGCCGTCGAATAACTTGTATGTCTCGCCTGTTTGGTATGAATGGCCGTAAAGTTGCCCGCCAATAATAGCGAATCGTGAGACTGGCAATACCTGTGGAGCTTCCCAGTAAGGCTGCTTCGGGTTTGTCATGTTGTAAATAAGCACGAGGCCCTCTTGAGGTACTGCAACGTACATGTAGTTTCGGAAATTAAACAGTTGCCCATCTGTAAAGTTGTAACCGTTCATGTCGTTGATGATCGGGTATGAAAGGTCACTTATTTGTGGGGTAGGGAATACACCGCTTACTCGGCCAAGAGTGTTGATATTCGGTTCATTCGACAAATACGCGACATTATTCTTTATCTTAGTGATTAGGTCCTGTGACTGTGCACCTTGTAAGGTTGAGGTCTTTAGTTTCTGAATTTGAAATGCCTCCTTCGCCAAGTCAGAACTCAGTGTGAAGATTGTCTCAAACCACCCGTCGCGGCCACAAGCCATGTACATACGGTCTTCTTGCGGTGCGAAACCTATCATTGTAGCGTCGAGTACCACCACAGCGCCTTCTCCAACAACACGGACGGGTGATGTGAAGCTATAGTCTGCATAGTTGTTTACCTTTGAGATGTACACCGCGTTATCGTTAAGAGAGCCGACATAGATCTGATTACGAAGATTGGCAATGAGGTCACCACTAAACGTTGCTGGAATCGAGGTCATAGCAGAAAACGCAGTGGTACGTGGTGTTTGATGAGCGATTGAATTTGCAGGTTCCGCTGCTGGACTTGGCGCGACACCTGTTAATGTCGTTGTGTTTTCTCCGCCTGTGTACGTGTATACTACGCCGTTAATCGTGACGCTGCGTGTGCCTGCTGTGAGGAAACCCTCCTGTGCCCATGTAGTTGAGCCGTTTTTTGTGATGGTATTGATCGTTGTCGATGCAATTGTCGTTATGCCGCCGCTCCATTCATACATCTGAGATGTACCATTTACGAATAAGAGCAAGTCTATTTTCTCAGTGTTAAAATCGTAGAATGAGGTAAACTCAAAGTGTGCGTTACTTAGACCTGTAACGAGATCTCGCCATGTGACTGTTGATCCATCGTCATAGCGGTACTGCAACTTTCCATTGCTCCCTGAAGTGTTGAATCCTGCGCGCAAGTTTCGCTCATATCCTTTTGAGGTGAACCAATCAAAAGACGACTCAATAGGTACGTTTGTAGTATCAGCTGCACCGTCTAGGGTGTAGCCTTTTCGCACCTGAATACGATCATAGGTATTGGTCAAAACGTTCTGTGATCCGGGGACGAGTACACCGGGCGGAAGATTAGTGAGGTCTTCGCGATTTCTATAGCCTCTCTTGTAATGGGTAATAAGACCGAACTCGCGCTGCTTAGCTTTAGCAAGCTTCGATAGACTACCCACATTTGGACTTTTAGCTTGTTGAGTAGGTGGCATATATTATTGGTTCCAGCCCGGCCAAAAACGACTATAATTTGGGTTTGGCTTTTCGTAATAGGTAGACTGTGGCAATTGCTTCTCTGACTTGTATAGGTTCGTGTATCGCGCGAGGTTGGTCTTGTATTGTGTAAGGAAGAAGTTTGCATCGTAGAACAAGCCCGATAATCCTTGCTGCTGCTGTGCTGCGTAATACGCTACAAGGTAAGTTAAGAGGTTGAATGTCTCTGTATCGAGGTTGATGAGATTGGAATCGTCCGTTACCGTTTCTTGGTACACGCCCGTCGTTACATCGCGAAATAGGTACTTAGAGTAGTAAGAAAGGTTATAGATAAAGCCCATGACAGACGCTATGTAGTTTACTCGGACTGCTGTTTGCGCTGTACCGTTGTACGCGAAAGTGACACGGAGATAATCAATGGCAGAAGGATCAGGTGACCCGACTGTTGTTGCTGATACCCAAGGGAAAGCGAGCAGGTTCCAGCCATTCTGGAATGCTGTCTGTTGCTGTGTTTGGGTAACAGTGAGGTTGTAATATGCGCTCGAGCTAGAGCCCCATCGGAGATTGACTGATGTGAAGTTAGCAGCAACTGGTAAATATACCCACATAAACAAGTAGCCCTGACTAAGCATTGACTCAATATCAACTGCCTGACTTGTTGTGTTTTCTATGTACCCGGTAGCACCCGCTGAGAGATTGAAGCTTACTGATCCACCGCCATAGACATAGACAACATTGTCCGTCTGGATGTTTGTAGCATTTGTCCCAACTACCCACGTGCCGTCGCCTACTACTGCTGATACGGGGTTTAGTATTGATGCAGCAGGCAATGTCGTAGCGTCAATGCGTAGGGTCTTTACTGATGTGTTGAAGTTTACATTGATGCGAGGCTGATTTGTGTAGATATTACTCTTGGCAATATCGAACTCCTGACTGTAATTCTGCATGAATACGTCCTGTGGAGTACGATTTACTTGAGGCGAGAGGTCGAATACAGCATTACCTTTAAGGTCTACGGGGCAAGGATAATCAAAAACGTTGTCAAAAACCTGAGACGCCAAAGGTATTACACGCTTTGTCTCCTGCGGGTCAACATCCATGAGCAACTGTCTTGCTGCGCGATCAATGAGGTTATTGAGACCAGTAATTTGATTGGTGGTCGTCCCATGAAGCATACCTGTGAGGTCCGATTTAAGTTTTGTTATATCGTATGCCATATATCTTTATTATTATCTGCAATAATTTGCCTCGACGACCATCGTCGTACCAACAAAGTAGAAGCTCGCCGCTGCGCCCGCCGCAGTATTCACATTGAAGCAGCTCTTTGATGTCGTTACGCCTAGCTCCGCGAAGCTCGATGTGGTTGTTGCAGACGCTCCAGCACTTGCATGAAGCTTTCCTACTGCTGTGGTCGTACCAATTGCGATAGCACCATTCTGTCCGTCAATTGTTACGGTTGTAGTTGTTCCAGCGCCAATAGTGAGAACAGGGAAGTAGCTACTGAAGAATCGTGTAAACTGCTTATTCTGTGCGTAGTTTGAGCCGTCCATGTGCTTAATGAAGAAGTTAGCGAGCATTCTATGGCCATAGGTACTTGGGTGCACGTTATCAACTGAAACCATCGTTGCAGGGTCGTAATTTTCTGCTGTCTCAACAGGAACAACTGGCAAGCCATCGGCCTCTAGTTGCTTGATAACTTTCTGGATAGCGTTGTTGTAGAGTCTGTTTGACTCGACACTACCAGCTGGTGAGTTTGACGCATAGTTAGCTGTCGTCATAAGCAATGCGCCACCGACATAGATAGCTGGTGCATAGTTTTGACTATAGTGCATTTCGTTACCTGCTGCCCAGTCGAGCTCACAGCTACCTGTAGACATCTTTGTGAGGACAACTGAGTGAGGACCATTAGAGAGATTGCCGACGCGCATCATGAATGGGGCCCAGTTACGTGCTGTTAGGTTTGCTGTCTGCACACCTGAACAGTCGTATATACCGTAGTCTCTGCCGTCAACAGTAATCTTAATAGTACCGCCAGAAGCGAAACGAGTACCTGCAACATACACTACGTTTCCGTTTACTGTAGTCGTTGCTGTGTCTCCACTATTAGTGCTGAAAATACCGAATGATTTGTTGTATGTCGTTGTCGCTGTCCATGTACCGGTAGTACCGAATGTATTAGCGAATTTCTTATTTGCGTCTGGAATAGAGGCATATGCGAGGACAACAGGAAGTGCGCGGGTAAAGGTATCGAGGCGAGTAGCGTCTGTACCGTAGTAACGATGATCATTGTACCCGACGAGCATTGTCGAGATTGTCGTAGTGCCTACAGGCTGCGCGAATAGGTTATCAGTATATGGATAGTCCTCAATTGTCGCACCGCCGAATGATTGATTGTTTACTTCATACCCAAGTGCGCGCGCTACTAGCGTAGTGTACTGAGTATCAAAGCCTGATGCTGATGCACCGTAAGTAATTGAGTCTCCGTATGTATTAAGTGTCGATATGTTGTTGTTTGAAATGACTACGGGCTTTGTTGCGCCATTGACACTAACACTAAAGAGTGTGGTTGAAGCTGAGAGGTAATTTTGAGGAGTAGTAACAAATGCTTGATTGTTTACTTCAAGGATATTACTTGAAGTTGCGGCACTTGAGGCGCTCAGATTGTAAACATCAAGCTTTGGATATGCACGGTTTCCTGTACTTGTACCAATGTTCAATGGGTTATTTGCAAGAGTGTTTAACATTATCGGCGCGGTTTCTATTGCAGTCAGTGTGTTTGTAGGCAATAAGTCCACTTTGTTACCGTTAACGAGCAGTGTTCTATTGACTGTAGAGCTGCCTATCATAAATGCGGATCCTGCTGCTGCCGTTGTTCCTGAAAATACTGCCACTGCGCCTATACCATTGCCGTAAGGAGCTGAAGATGTACCTACAGTAAACTGACCTACACTGTTGTTCGGGCTTGTAGTTGCGTAACTGAAGATAGAAGATGCTCCAAAGTTATTAGAGCCTGCGTTCAATTGGATATTTGTGAAAACACCTACAGCTGAAGATGGTCCGGTTCCACAGCCAGTACAGCCTCCTACAACGTTTAGAGAGCCGCCGATAGAAACACTGTCGCTATTTACAAGCGGACTTATCGTACCTGACGTAGAGCGCTGCCAGATGTTTGAAGTAGGATTTGCGTTTGTATTGGTCTGTTGGTCGGCAAAGGCAACTGAGAGCGTTAGTGTGAACAATACCGCTAGAGTAGCAATGATTTTCTTAAACATAGATTTAACTTCGTGCTTGACCCGGTATTGCTTCAATGTACACACTACCGAATGCAGTACCAGCTGATAATGTTTCCTTTGCAGAAATACGGAAACCCTTAGCTGTAGTTATTGGAAGGGTGAGAGAGAACTTATAGGTTGTACCCGCGACAAGAGAGGAGTTATTGGTGAATGTCCTTACCTGCATGTATTCAGTTGTTGTGCCGTTTGATACTGCATCAACTGTTTCCTGAAACCAATTTACAGGGGTACTGTACTGGAAGTCGTCGCCTGTATATTCGAGCTTGAAGTCGAACGATGTAGGATTCGTACCCGCGGTATACGATACGAATATCGTACCTGAGTCGAGATCACCCATACGGACTACTGCTGAAGTGTTACCTGAATACGCTGCTGTCAAAGTCGCTGGGCTCAAAACCCATGAAGGATCGCTACTATTGCCCGCTGTCATTGGTGGCGTGACGCTCTTGGTTCCGATAAGTGGTATTGTTGGCTGTGGTTCTCTTGCTGACATATATGTTTTTTACTATTTAATAATCAAGGAAATAAGCGAACTGAAACTTTCTTACAATTTCCTCGGGGAAATAAAATATCCCATTGTCGCCTACGGCTGTGCCGTTTGAATTTTGGACAACTAGATACTCCACTCCGCCCATTTCCTTGATACCAAAGACCTTAAATGCGTGTGGGAAGATTTCAAGGTTTTGGTGCCAAGATTTTATAACGCCGCCTTCTGCTTTATCCCATTCTGGCTGCCAGTAGCACCCTGTTAGAACAGACTTTTTCTTATTAAGAAGCGTCCTTTTGATAGCAACAAAGTAATTCCATATAGGCCATACAGAATGATAATCCTGTACATACCCGAGAATTACTGCTGCTTTACATACAGAAGCTGGGACCTGTCCGAAGTGACCGTCATCCGCCCCAATATAAATTGGTCGAGGGTCTATGATCGTATGTGCATTATCCTCAATGATTGATGATATTGCACAAGCAACACACTCTCCGGGCTTGTCCTGCTTCTTTATTTCTAACGGTTTACTGACAAAGAACTCCATACCTTACTTACAGCTTGTAGCCGATCCAGTAAAGCTTGTAGCGCCTGGTGCAATCGAGAAGTACACTGCTGTACCTGCTTGGTCGAATAGAGCAAAACATGAACCCTTCGTCTGGCTTGTCTTTCCAAGAGTCAATGTAGAAGTAGCATTTGCTGTTGACGTAGCGACTTGAAGGTCTGAAGTTGGAGCAAGATTACCAATCGTAACACCTACAGTGCTGAAGTACATGCGAGAGTTACCTGGGTTCAAGTTAGCGAAGTTTGTGGTCGTACCGAAGATAGACAAACCATTATTTACAGCGTCCTGACCAATACCCCAAAGGTTTCCAGTATAAGCAGCTGAACTGAAGAACTGAAGCTTTGGATTTGAACCACCGTTGTTAAGCTGTAGGGAGCTAGCACCTGTACGGTTAAGACCCATCGCAATACCCGTTACGTCAAGAGCGATTGTTGGAGACGCTGTGCCTACACCAACAAAGCTTGCTGTCGAGATAGACAATGTTGAAGTTGCAGTGAGCGAAGTGCCACTTGATGCGTAGTAAGGGACCTGACCTGTAGTACCAGTATTTACTGTACCTGTACTCTGGCCAACACACGTACCACTTATAGCGAAACAGCCTGCTGAGATGTTCCAGCCACCTGCTGCTGTACTCGTAGCGGCATCAGTAAGGATCAATGATCCAAGACTTGTTGAGTCACCGAAACGCTGAGGCTCACTTTGTCGTAGAGTAAAAGCTGTGATGACAGTAACAAGGACCACTGCGATTAGACCTAAAGCCAATTTTTGAATGTTATTCATAATTTATAGTGTTTCCCTGTAGTTATGTGGGCTCGATATGTTTCTGAAAAATGAAACGTATGAAGGCCCACGTAACCACAGGTAAACCCTGTGATTAGATCTAATAATTAAAGACCAGTTGCACCAACTGCACCTACGTAGTCATACACAAATACTTCTTCACGGAAGTTTGCCTGATAGAAGTAAGTACGGTTGTTTGACAATGACCAGTCGCGGAGAGCTGTCTGGATACCCTGACGGATCAAACGGCGAACCGCGTGATTACGTGAGAGCAAGAACCATGCTGTGTCTGAACCACCAGCTACTGCATCGAGGTATGGTGAGGTGTAAACCTTGATACCATAAGCGCTTCGATACACGTTGATGTTGTTGTTAGCAGAATCAGCTACAAGTGCAGACTCAGTGAGCGCGATAGCCTTCTTAAACAATGCCGATGGCACGAGAAGAATAGCTGGTACGTTACCGAGAATAACACCTGCCTGATTTACTTGCTGTCGCAAAGCAACGATCGCATTGTAGAGAGTCGTATCTGATAGAGGTGACGACGCCAAGATGTTTGACGTAGTACCGCCACCGATCAATGGGTGAGATGCTGAAATATATGCAACACCGTCAGCCGTCAATGTGGTAGTAAATGCATTGCGGAAAAGCTTGAATGCATTTTGGTCCTGAGATACTCGAGCTACGAGTGCGAAGTCCTCAACGTCCTTAGCCCATACACCGTGCATATTGTCATCAAAGAGGTTCTTTGAGATTTCAATACCCTGTGCAAAGTCCTTAACGAGAGTCGTTTGCTTGTTAGTAACCTTCGGAGTAGACAATGGAACAGCCTGAGTTTCACCAATGATTGGGAAAAGACCTGAGCCCTTGTTGATAGACGCAATGTATGAAGCATGTGTCGTATCAATAGGCTTGAACAAGTCAGCAGTGCGAGCAGTCGCAATGCCTGGCTCAACCATGTCATACTCGAAGTTTTGAAAGAACACCGAGTCCAATTCTGTCTGGACGATCGAGAAGTTCTGTGCTTCTGTAAACATAATTTATTTAACTAATTGATAAAGATCAAAGCGTTTATGAAAGGTCACTAACACCGTTACGAAACGCGAAAGCTACTTTGCCCGGATATTTTGCAACTTCAAGAGGCTGAATAACACAGCCGTTGTTTGCACTGTCCGTGGCGAGAATCGTGTATGCACCTGATGTAAGGTCGAGGAGTACTCGATCGCCAACAAGGGCATCATATTCTGACTGCGTGTCCCAAGTTGCTGCAACTTTAGGATTAGCAAGGTAGATAATCGACGAAGTAAGAGGGCGCACCTGTACAGTACTGTTCAAAGTTGCTGTCTGTGCTGAAGTTGTTGTTGCAACTCCAACATAGTAGTCAGTGCCGACTACAGGTGTGTTTGTTGCTGCGGCTGTAACAGTCGTAGCACCAAGTGATCGAGCTACTGGTTCACCTGCGTTGATCACAGTTGTACCAGAAAGTACGTTATACGTACGTGAGCCCGGAGCACCGAATTGTCCATCACTCAAGATGGTTAGGTCGCCTAGAGTCATTTGTTCTAAGGATTATTTAGTAATTCTTAGAAGCCGACAGGCGTTAGATGGCCTTATTCTTCAACATATTAGCTTTTACCTTTTCCGGATCGAGCTTCCTAGACTTCAAATATGCAAGCTGTTCTGCTGAGAAAAACTTGTCAGTCTGGACGGTAGGGCCTTCTGAGGGTGTAGCTGATGGTGAACCTGAGCCTATCTGGGAATTATTTGCACGAGCTATTTTGAGCTCTTTGTTCTCTTTTATGAGTTTTGCAACCAAATCCTTTTCACGTTGACGAGTAGCTTCTTGTTCCTTTAACTTGAGAGCTTCCGAAACCTTGCGGCTAACGATAGTCTCTATGTCTTCTGGTTCAGTTACTTCTTCGTCACCTGCCGACTTCTTTCCTTTGGCTGCGAGCATTCCTTTCTTGTAATTATCGCGGTCACGTTCAGCTTGTTCTTTTTCTTGAACCGTTTGCTCGTGTACATCGAAAAGTGCATGAAATTCTTGTTCGTAGTCAACGCTTGGCTCCTGTGGAGCGACAGGTGCACCGTCAGTTTTAACTCCTTCAGACCCTGAGGCGCTAGTCTGATCTTTTTTAACCTCTTTGCTTGTATCCATTTGTTTTAAAACGATTAAGGCTCGTTCTGCCTTGATTATGGAAAATAAAAAGTCCCCGCAACATTGTTGAGAGGACTAGTTCGAGGTCGGGCATTCAAACGCTTAAATAAAAATGTCCGACATCGAGCTCGTCAGCCCAACATCTTTCTTTAAGCGTTTATTTGTTTTCAAAGTTACGACATTACTATACCATCTTTTTTGAATGTCAACAACATTACTCGTTTTCGACGGGTAGTGTTTTCTTTTTTACAGGTGGCTCAGGTGGTTTCGGCACTTCGTAGTTTGAAATAGCATCAGTTATCGACTTCAATATGCCAAGATTATGGAGCATCATCTTGCCGGCGAGTGTCTGTTCAAAGTTTAGACTCGTGTATACAGCCTTCTCGATAGCCTTTTGCTTCACAGTCTCCTGAAAGATAGCCCAGATGCGCATCGTGCGAAGCGTATCTACCTCACTTTTAAGGAAACTAACCTCTTGAGGCGTCAGGGGCTGTCCATCAATGCTGATTATCCCCAGTTTATCCACAGCCAGCACGTCTTTGACCTTTACAAATTCTTCTGTTTTCTTAGTTGCCATTAGAATGTGATGCTCTTATCGTCCTTAGTTACTTCTCTTCGTAGACTCACTACACGTTCCCAACCTGCCTTATAGCCGTCGGCGAAGCCTTGAGTGAACCTATCTTGAGAAAGTTCGATAATGTCATTGTGAAAGAAATTGAAAAAGAAAAGACGAATACGATCCCACGTGCTGTCTAATTCTTTATTATTCTTCCTGCATTGATTACATTTAGACATGTTATTGTTCAATGACTGTTACTTCCGGGTCGAGGTGCACATCACTTGGTATATCCGCAATGTATGGAACGCCACACTTAGGACAGGTCCATCGATACCAGTGAGCAATAGCTACTGCGTCCTGTATATTGGCGATAATCGTCTTACCACAGGTACACTCAATATAGTAATTCTGATCAGGTTTAAGAAGTCTTTTCATCGCCGTAGAAGCTAGTTTTTAATGTATCGAGCTTTCGTTCGTGAGTTTCCGCACGTACAAAGTTTGAGATAGCATCTGCCATGCCTGAGATAAGTTCTACAGCAGAAGCGACAGTTTCCTTGTTTAGAATATCGAATATCGCCTTGTACATCTCATGCTCGTCGGCTGAAGGGTTAAGGTCCTTCTCTAGTTCTAGCCCTGCGAGATTTTGTGTGAGCATCTGCTTATTAAACTTTGCACGGATAGCTGAGTCTACTGCCTGACATACAATCTGTGCATGGTCGATAGACTTTGAGCCTTTGAGGAGGATTGGGTAAAGCTCATTGCGTGCAACAGAACGACGGCGATCAATGTCTACTTTCTTCTTCATGTCCTCGACTATTTCTGGCTTTGACTTATTTACTCTCTTGTTTTGTTTTGGCATTCTTTTTATTCTTAATTACTACTTCACCAGCTGAAATCTGATCCTTTACCTTCGCGATTGTGTTCTGCATCGCATTTAGACTATCCTTCAAAACGCTATTCTCTGCTTCTTGAATTGTCTGAATAGGTGCGTTTTCTTCTTCCTTCTTCTTTATCTCCTCAAGAATACTGGTGACGAGAATTTCATATGATGCATTGATGTCATTGCCTTTTACTTCGATACCTTGTTCAGTCAAATAAGCATCGATACGTGCCTTTGTGACTACAGCAAGATCATCATTCGAGTAACCATCCTCTACTAAGCGGCCATCTGCCACGTGCGTAAAGCCAGTGCGGTTAATATTGAATATCGACGCCAACTTTTCTTTGACAGCCCACGGTAATGGGAGCCATTGATACTGCGTTAAGCGATCAAACATGTGTTATTTTGTAAAGCGTTATTAGTAATGGAATAATTATACCATAGAAGCTTGGCCCGTCGAGGGTACTTGAGGCAAGCTTGGCTTTTTAGGTGACTTCTTTTGTTCTGGTTGCTGCATTTGCATAGGCATTTGTGGCTCTGGCTTCTTGATAAACTTATCAGGATTACTTCGTGACTTTGGATTTGTTGAGAGCAAAAAGGTGCGGAGTGCTTCTTCTTGGTCCGCGATAGGGTTCTGGATAAGTTTGTCGTATGTTTCAACGTCGTATGCACGCTCTAGGTCTTCTGATTTAGGATTCAATATATCAGGTGACAACATCGTCATGAATTCAAGCTCACGGAAAATAGCAGGATTTACTCGGTAGAGTTCCATATCAGACTTAATGCCGCCTTGCATTTCTACTGTGTCCGCAGACAATTCAAGCATTGCTTCTTCTGACATTGCATCATCTGGTAGACCACCATCAAACATAATCTTCTTAGTCTTCTGCTTACCATTACCTAGCTTGTCATGGAGGAGGAATGACTTATATGAGAGAGGCTTGCCTTCTTCGAGCTCATCAATATCAGCCACTGTCATGTACTGCAATATGTCGCCAATACGGAGTTTACCGAAGTCTTTGACGTGCTTTGATATCATCTTAATAAAGAGCCCGAGGACTGTAGACGCATTCTGCTCCATACGAGAGATTTCATATGCAGTCTGACTTCCCGGTGTGTCCTGTCCACTTTGTAGAGGGTCTTCTGACGAGGCACTGACTGATTCTTCCACCTTAAAGAGTGTCTCAAGGCCTTGCTTTAGGTTCTCTGAGAGGCGTACAGGCTCGAGATTGGCTTCTGGTGACGATAGAGTCGTGACCATACCGGGCACAATGACGTTTGAGCCTATCTTCTCGCCACCACGGTTGATCATAGGCGGCATGAGATTCAAGTAAGTACCGTCGATAATCATCGGGTACAGTGTATTGACGATATTGGCATCGGGTCCGAGCTTAAACGCAAGTGACTTATAATAGAAGCAGCGATTGTTTATTACCTCATATCCATACTTATCAAATGGGTACATCTTATCGCAACGAGGATTCGGGTTGTCATGCGGCGTGAGCATCACACCGTTTACCATGATGATCTTTAAGTCATTAGCGCGATTCCAATAGACAATCTCCTCCACATCTTCACCACGCATCATGAGGTCGTATACCTGATAGAACGACTGATTGGCATCGTTATAGATAATTTGTACACCTGGTCGAACGTATTTGAAATTCTCATACTTGCCGTTGTACTTTGTTTCAGCGAGTGAGTACGAATACACTTCGCGCTTAATGAGCCATGCTTGCTTTTGAATATCTGGTTCATAAAAATTCTCAATGTAGAGCTGATCAACTGGTACAACTTTGTCCTGAAAGCCTGAGAAGACTGGATCAATGACACGTGCTTGTTTCCATGAGCCATCTGGTTGTATCTCCTTAACTGTTCGATACGTTTCACAATACTCTGTGTAGCCAATAGATGCAGGACTAAACATCGCTGTAATTGTACGGAGCAATGAGTAATGACCGTAGTCTGATTGGTCTGCTGCATACTCCATAAGGTCGCGCATGACTTGTGCAGCTTCGCGTTGTTCGTTATTACCTGAGTCACGAGCGAATACCTTTGGGAATATGAGACGTGCCGTTGCATGAGCTGCAATAGAAATGCACTTATTGCGTACGATAGGACGCATTGCGCGACTCTTCCATGCGTTTATGACGTCGCCAGGTAAAGAGTCACCGTTGTTTGACTGATAGGTATTGAATGAAAGCTGGTCTATTTGATCGCGCTGTCTGACTGAGAGGTCGTTAAACTCTACGCGAGGCTTTTCCATTGTGGCATAGCCAAGGGTGAAGTGCTTAATGATCATTGCGCGGACCTTCTTTTCATCTTCAGTCGGCTTATACTCAGAAAGTTCTTCTTCAATTTGACCCATCTTGCCCGGAGATAGCTTTGTAGGTGTGAATGTTATCTTACCGCCTCTTTCCTGCTTTTGAATGATGCCCATGTTGATTTATCATAAAAAAGCGTTTGGTTGTTTATAAAATATCGATATAACTATACCATTATTCTTCGCTTGTGTCCCGAGGCAGTTGCATACCGGACCTTGCAAGGCCTTCCGGCATGTACTGGTGTGCAGCTTCTTGATTGCGTCGTGTCTTTACAAAGGTGAGCATGAGCGCATCTGCAAGGTTCGGACTCTTAATACCCTGCTTTCTCATCTCGTCCTTGGACATGATCTGAATAGTGCCTGCAAGGTTTCGTTTGAAACGAATAGTGAGGAGCTCTGCTTTGAGCTTTCTGCCCATTTCATTGTTGAGAAGCGTACCTCCCTCTCGAAACCACTTCTTAATGGCGAAGTAGCCCTCTGCACGTTTGTTCAGGTATATCTCATCAATTGGGTTGTCTCCGACGTTCACTGTACCCACGTCATAATGATATGCGGACAGTGCAATGTCCTTAGCAACATCAGCGCCTACACCGAAATTGTCGATCATTACGTCCTTATCGCGTATATCATGCTTCATCATCAGGGTGATTGTCTTTTCAGCGATAGACTTTGACGTTGAAATCTTCTCAGTGCCCACGACTTCTGCTTTAAAATCATCACGTTTAAGCCATGCTGTTTCATCTTGGCCTTCACCAGACGGGTCTACACCTAGTTTCGTATCATGTAAATAGCTGCCGACTTCATCCGCCATGCGTATCTCTTCATTCGAGAACACAGGCACAAAGCCCTTTTCATCGACTGCATCTTCTTTAGGGAATTTACCGAGTACACGCACACGATACTCGTCTGAGTCTTCACCATGACGCTCCATAATGCGCTCATTGTACGTTGTATCGACGATAGGGCTCTCTAATGAGTTAAACGCGAGTATTTGCCAGTTCGCTTTGTCCCCATGGTGTGTGTCGTAGAAGTAGCCAATGAGGCGTGTAGGGTTTGAAATGAGGATTGTGAGCGTGTTCTTGTCCGTCAATGACCCTTCAGCAGTGTTGAATATCTCTTGAGGAATACCAGACGCTTCATCAGCAATGAGCATCACATGGTCGCCGTGAACACCTGCAAGGGCTTCTGGCGCTTCTTTACGGGCAGTCTTTGCGCGAGCGAACCATGTCTCAGGTGATTCAGTGATACGGATATGAGTTGTTGACCATTCGTACTTATCGCCTAATACTTTGGGCATCTTGGCAATCCACTTGGCAATCTCTTTCCACAGAACATCGTACATCTGGTCCGCAGTAGGTGCAGTACAAGCGATTTGTGCGTCCTTGAATGAGAAGAGATACCACAGCACGAGCCATGAGACTGTTGCAGTCTTTCCAATACCGTGAGCAGACGCGACTGAAATACGTTTAGGCTTTCTGTTGTTGATAGCATCTTCAACCGAGAGGAGTATCTGGTACTGTTGCCACGTTATATTTTTACCCTTGACGAAAGGATCGGCAGGCGAAATCTGAGGTTTAAGCCCAAACATTTTCTCCACGAAAAAGATAGGACTCCTCTGTAATTTCCTATAGAGCTCTACATCACTATCCTTCATAAGTGCTTAAAATTAAGCTTTCTAGGTCTTTTATGTCCTTAGTAAGTATCACGTTGCTTTTTACAAGGGCCGCATTCGCGATTATAGGGGCCATGTTATTCGCTAAAAGCATAAAATCGTCAAACCAAATGTCTGTTACCTCTTTCAGTTGCCCGAGATACGGTTCGACATTCGAGCATAGAGGCAATGTGCCAACCATCGCGTACTCAATAAACTTGATGGGCGATTTGTTATTGTTGAATGGAGTATTGAGGAGTGGAGCAATGCCAACGTCCCAATTCAATTCTGAAAGTCGTTCGTAGTACTTTTCAACGGGAACATATGGATGCCACTTGTGGTCTAGCCTTTCAAGATACGAGACAAAGTTTACTAGCTCATTTCTAAATTCTTCCGTGCCCAATTGCCACACGCGGTCGTACCATGTCTCTTGATCAGTGTCGCGAATACCGAATAGTTCAAAGTCGAAATCGGCGCCGTGGCGCTTCGCTTTTATAAGCGCGGGCAATACCATGTTCAAGTCCTTAATGTGCGAAATATCGCCTGCAAAGCCTATTTTGACCTTTTTGTTGCCCTTTAAACGCGATTTGAAGAGCTTTGGATCGATGGCATTAGGGATTATGACCACGCGCGCCTTAGTGAATGGCAATAACGTGTTCTTTAATCGCTCTGTGGTAACAGTGACAATATCAGCCGCTTCAAGCAATTGGTACACTTGTGGAAGTGAGCCGATGACCATGTTGTAATAGAAGTTATCCTTTTCAACAAGAGGATAGGCATCGTCTATATCGTAAATGATCTTGATATTATTCTTCTTACAATGATCAACGCCATTCGTAATATCGAAACCATATGAGCGTGACAATTGTACAGCGTCTAAATCAGCAGGTAACTTCTCGCCCGGTAGAATACGAAATGTCTCGTGTCCCGCATTCTTCAAGACATCAAAAATTTGCTTTGTCCTGTACCAATAGCAACCTCCTTCAATACCCGATAGAAATCCAATTTTCATCTATTCTTCTTTTGTTTTTCCAAATAAATCTGTTAGAGAAACTGATCCTGAATGTTCAGTCTGAACTTTTTCTGCATATCCATGTTTAGCCGCAATCATTCCTGCGAAGCGCGCATTATACGTTCCACCTAGGGCGTTATCCAGTAATCGGTTATGTTGTTCAGTTATGATTTTCTTGACTACAGCGGAAAATTTCTTGTGTAATTCGGTCGTTCCTTTTGCCCACAAAGTAACTGTTTCATCGTCTATGTCAAGATATATGGCGAGACCGACGAGTTTAGGTAAATTAACCTTTGTATAAGCCAAACTACCTGAGTTATTAAACACAGGTGTATCTACACATGTATCAAGATAGGTCTCTGCCTTCTTGATAAGTTCAGGAGTTAGTTTTGTTGGTCGTCCTGCTGGCATTTTTTAATTACTTCTTACCTTTACCCTTCATGACACCCATTTTCAATGGGATCTTTTTAATACCCGCTGCAATCTGATTCGCATTCCCTACTACCTTTGACTGGTAGCGCTGTTGCACGTTTCCCTTCTTAATCGTCTCGTCACTCAAAATGAGTTTGTTTACTCCAAATGGCATATAAAATTATATTAGTCCTAATACCGCAACCTGCTTTTTGCTCAAAGGCTTTTTAAATTCTACCTTTGACGCATTCATCTTCGCTATTAAAGCTCCCGGAGGCAACACACCACCTTTCTTAATACCAAGCGATCGCTTCAATGCTCCTTTCTGATAGTTTATGTTCCTCATACAAATAATCATACCACAAAAAACAAATGCAACAAGGTTCCATGCTACAATCAAAAAGCACCGCAAGCCTTCGGGTTTGCCTTGCATCACTTCTTTTGTAGCGCGTGGACGGTAGTACTAAGCGGTGTTACTCTCCATTCCGCGAGCAGATTAGTGGGACAAAAGATGGCCTTATGGCCGTTTTTTGTTACCTCATTTTTCACCCGACTTGACATCCTTACCAATCCTGTATCCTAATAATTCAAAAAGTTTGACTATTTCCCTCCTTTTTGCTATCCTGCTCACAACGGAGCAGGACAGTAAAAGGGACAATACGGCTTAGTTAAGGCCCCAAAAAAGACACATAGACGACCCCCTTGGCTCAACAGAGCCATTTTTCATACCCTCCAACTAGACGACCCCTTTTTTTAAGCCTTATTTAGAGCCATTTTTTAAAAACGGCCTTAAAAAAACCTCTCACTTTTTTGTGAGAGGCCTAAAAATGATTTTTTATATCCTATCAAAAACCTTGTCCGCCACCATCTGATTCTCGTCACGCTCCTCCGATGTAATCTCTCGAATTACGGCATCAACCGTCCCCTGTATCTTCTCCACCCTCCTTATAAGCTCCCAGTGCTTCTCTGAAGTTATATGGAAAGCCAGACTATTTTCAGTACCTGTTCGCTTGAGTATGCCTACTGCTGCCATGTTCTGGAGTACTTTTCTGACTGCATCTGTATCAATACCAATAATATCGGCCATACTTGGTTATGACATGCCCTTTCCATACTCCAATTGGGCCAATTGCTTGAGACAGGCTCTCTTTTCCTCATTAGCGAGTGAATAGGCGCACCAATCAATGATATTGAGGTCATTCTCCGTTAAAGCGCCATTGCGCATGACATAGAGGGCTTTAGCGAGGGTTATAAGCTGCAATGCCACACGCATCGGCTTTGCGGGCACGGGTATACGGTCGAGTTTATCCTTCCAATCTACATGCGCGGCAGTACGCGCGAGCTCCGCGAAGTTCGCAATATCCTTAATTCTCGTCCTTACATTGTCCCCTACGTCTATTGCCTGTGGGTCTATATCGCTCTCCTTGATGGTTTTATGTATGTATTGGGCATAAAGGTCAGAAAGCTTGTCGTCGAGCTCCTTACCGAAGATTTTACGGTTTAGGGCGATGTCTACAGCCTTATCGGAGTCAAAATCCTTCATGCGCCAGTACATAAAGCGCTCCCCCATCTCT